TGGAAAAGGCGACTAATAAAGTTACACCAATCAAGAAAGCACCAGAAGACTGGGAAATTGAATGGGAACGCTGCAAACCATATATAGCAAAAGCGATCAAACATCAAGATTCCTATACAATAGACGATATAGAAGATAAAATAAGGCATGGAATATTCCATTTATGGCCAGCCGAAAAGGCAGCCATGATAACTGAATTCGTGGTATTCCCCCAGAACACAGCGATGAACTTGCTGTTTTGTGGTGGTAACTACAAGGAGTTAGAGAATATGTTGCCATCTTTAGAAGCATTTGCTAAAGCCGTTGGATGTAAAAGATTATATGGCGGTGGCAGAAAAGGATGGTTAAAAAAAATAAGCCACTTAGGCTTTAAATCAGAACATTTAATAAGTAAAGAATTATGAGTAAAGGCCCAACAACATCAACAGCAACCATGCCAGCATGGCAACAAGCACAGCAGGAAAAACTTTTTCAAGCTGCAGAGGTTGCATCACAACAACCATTCGTTCCATACACAGGCGCAAGAGTTGCTGGATTTAACCCAGATCAATTACAACAGTTTCAAGCCACTCGTGGTTTATTTGAAAGTGGTATGCAATACGATCCCTTGTCTGGACTGCAAGAATTAGCACAAGCTCCAACCCCAACAATTCAACCAATCACAGGATTTCAATCACCAACCATACAAGGTCTACAAGGCCCTCAAGCCGCACAGATTGGTGGCGTTCAAACTCCTGAATTTAGAGGCTTATTAAGCCAAGATATTGGTGCATATCAATCACCTTATCAACAGCAAGTGATCGATCAGTCTATGGCTGATATTCAACGACAGGCTGATATTTCTAGGGGTCAAGCACAATCCAGAGCAATTGGTGCTGGTGCATTTGGTGGATCTCGATCTGCTTTATTAGAGGGTGAATCACAAAGACCATTCATAGAACAAATGGCTAGAACATCTGCTGGGTTAAGAGAGTCTGGTTTCCAACAAGCACAACAAGCAGCTCAAGCTGATTTAGCAAGACAGCAACAGCTTGGTATATTTGGTGCAGGGCAAGAACAACAAAGAGCTTTACAACAAGCACAATTCGGTCAACAAGCTGGTTTAACAGGCTTCGAGGCACAACAACAAAGAGCTATGCGACAAGCAGAATTGGGCCAACAAGCAGGATTAGCTAGTCAAGATATTCAAGCAAGAATGAACATGATGCAACCAGAACTAGAGCTTAGAGCGCAACAACAAAGAGCTGGATTACTTGGTGGTATCAGCGCAGAACAACAAGCAAGACTTGGTCAGCTTGGTCAAATTGGTCAACAACAACAACAGCTACAACAACAAGGTCTACAAGTACCTTATCAAGAATTCCAAAGAGCTTTGGCTTATGGGCCTCAACAGCTTGGTTTATTACAAGCTGGGATGGGTGCGCCTTTGGTTGGACAAACAAGTCAAAAAGATACTGGTACTGGCGATATCTTAGGTACTGCTGCTCAGTTATTTGCAACAAAACTTATGTTTTCAGATGAAAGATTAAAAGAAAACATTAAACCTATTGGCAAGTCTGAAAATGGACACAATGTATATACCTGGGATTGGAACGATAAAGCAAAAGAGCTTAGAGTAAACGACTTAACTACAGGTGTTCTCGCCCAAGAAGTGAAAAAGTATATGCCTGAAGCAGTCACAGAGGACGAGAACGGCTACTACAAAGTTAATTACGGAGTTTTATAATGGCGGATTTTGGTAAAATTTTACAAGCGTTTAATCAAGGCGGTGGTCAACCTGGTGCAATGCAACCTCTGCAATCACCTATGGGTATGCCACCAGTTGGCTCTGCTGACAAGGATGCTAAAAACCAAAAGTTATCTATGATGCTTTACGCATTGGGTGGCGCATTAAAAGGCGATAAAGATTTTGTGCAAAACACCTTGGCATTACAAAATATGCAAGAAGGCAAGAAGAAGCAAGCGGAAAGAAAGAAAAGGTTTAATGAAGCCGTAGAAAAAATGGATCCCAATTCTTCGCTTTATAAGTTTGCAATAAGAATGGGCCCTGACGGAATGGATAAGGTCGCTCAAGCACAGTTCGACCTTGAGACTAGGGTGCCGAAGAAAAAAACAGCGTCAGACTATGTTGCAGACATAATGGCAAAAGTTCAAAATGTTCCTGGTTATGTAATGACCGAAGAAGACAAAAGAATATTGCAAGTCTCCAGAAAAGCAGATCCAGCAACCATGATGATTGAGGATATTCAAGCTCAAGCCCTTGCTAAAGCTAAACTGAACCAGACTGGCGGACAATCAACATCTCTTCAAACTTTTGCATCGACAGCAGCGGCAGTAGCGGCCGGATTAAAGCCAGGAGATCAGTTTATGACTACAGATGGAAGAATACTTACAATTCAGTAAAATGAAATGGCAGAAACAAATCAAACCAATCCATACGCAGGAGCTGTAGAAGTAACAACAGATCCATACGCTGGTGCTACTCCCGTAACCCAAGATCCATACGCTGGTGCTACACCGCTATCCGCGAAAGACGATAAAGAATCTTCTGGCCTTTCAGATATTACAGATGAAGCCTACAAAATCATTGTGGGTGGTGCTAGAAATGTAGCAGCAGCAACACTTAGCAATCAAGCATTTAAAGAAAGAATATCACCAATGGTAATTGGTCAGTCAATTGGTAAGGCAATAAGAGACAAAGACTCGTCAGCCTTGAGTGCGTTAAACAGTGCGCTGAAAGAACCAAACGCATATGAAATAGCAGCCAATAAAATTGCGGCACCAGAATCAATGCGGCCAACCTCTACCTCTAATATCGGCTTCCCGGATATTAAGGTTGGTAAAAAAGAAATTCCACTTGGCTTTAAAGATGTTCCTGTTGGCGAGTTTGCTCAAGATATTGGGCAATTTATGGTTCCTTATGGCGGCATTACAAAAGGCGTAACAAATCTATTCGGTGCTAAAAGTCTTCCAGACATAATCAAACAAGGAGCAAAAGTAATCACCGCTGGTGCGGCAGCAGAACAATTTGCTTTTTCTCCATATGAAGAAAGGCTTTCAAATGTTATACAAGAAGTTGCCCCAAATGCTGTAACAGAATTTTTGGCGGCAGATCCAGATGATAACGAAGCTGTTGCAAGATTTAAAATGGCTGTTGAGGGTGCTGGTATTTCAATCCCGGTAGAAGGTCTATTTAGATTTGCTGGTAAATTAAGAGCCAATAAAAAAGCACAAGAAATACAGCCGGTTGATGTGCCTGAAAACAAGTCGATAGATATTCCAGACCAACTTGTAAAAACAGAAACCATAACTTCAGGCCCGTACGCTGGTGCGAATGTTGTTTCTCCGATGAGTGTTGCTGAAGCTCAAGCACAGAAACAAGCAGAGCGATTGGCAAAGAAAAAAAATCCATTTAAAGTTGATGATGAAACTGGAATTATTACTGCAAAAATTAAAGGTAATGATGTTGCCATTGTTAGAAATGCAGACGATAAATACGAAGCAATACTTAAAGATACAAGAACAGATCAAGAGATTAATGACGCTTTGGAAAACTTGCAAACAAACAGGGATCTATCCCCGGTTGAAGTTCAAGAAGCAATTAAACTTTTAAAGCAAGAAAAAATAAACAGGCCAATAAAAACGTATGAGTCTTTAGGCGAAGCAAAGATAGATATAACTAAAACTTTTGACTCTGGCGTCATGCCAAGATCTTTAAAACCAAGTGCAGAACCGAAAGTCAGAAGAGCAAAAGAATATATTGTAAGAAATATTAGTCCTGAATTTTACAGAAAAACAGAATTAATTAATGCTATTGGTGCTAAAAATGACAGGTTGCCGCCATGGGTTTTTCCTTATGGTGGTGATGCAAGAGTTGGTGCTGGTTGGAAAGATTTTGATTCAATTCAAGAAGCAATGGAGCAAGATGGATTTTTACCAGCAAGGGAAACTTATCAGGGAGAAGTTCTAGATTTAGCAGATGATATTATAGATGCAATAGCAGACAATAGAATTCATCCAGAGGATCAAATATCTTACGATCAGTGGAAACAAGCAGAAGCTAGGAAGTTAGAAAAAATAGATATTTTAGAAGAGAATGGTTTTGATCCATTAAGAATGTCTGATGCTGATGTTGAACAAGCATTTAAAAAAATAAATAAAAGGGACTCGGATATTGCTATTCAGGCAGATAGGATTGAAAAACAAAACATAGCCAGGCAACAAACCGATGAAATATATCAGCAAGAAATGGCAAGGGAAAAAAGTATATCTATGTCCCAAGAGGACCTTGCAAAAATTAAACCTATAGATGAAGTTCCATCTAGCTATACTCCAAAAGATTATGGTTTTGCTAACAGGCCGCCAAGAGTACCACCATCAGATACACCGCCAGGAGTAAGCGTTCCTGATGATAAGTTTGCTGGCAACATTAACTTAGACAAAATTAACGAACCGAGTGAGATAATAAATATTATTCGCAAGACTGCAAAAGACAATAGCAGTTTTGAAATAGCAAGAAGGGGTGTTGTTAAGTTTGGAACCAATGGTGAAAACTTAGAAGCGTTGGCTAGGTCTTTAAACTTATCTGATTCGACCTTATTAAAAAGAAACATTGGTCAAGCATTTAACTCTGAAGAGGTAATGGCCGCAAGAATTTTATTTGATGAAGCATTAAAAGATGCTTTTGATTTATCTGTTATAGCCAAAGGTACAAATGCATCACAAGTTGACTTAATAAAGTTTCAACAATCTATGGCCAGGGTTGCGGCAATTCAAGAACAAATAGCTGGCATTACTGCTGAAGCTGGTCGCGCATTAAGATCCTTTAAAGAATCAATCGGCCCTGCATCATCTAAAAATCCACAAGCCAGGGATAAATTAATTCAAGATTATCTTAATGTTAAAGGTGGTGATGCAAACATTAAAGATATTGCACAAAAAATGTCTATGCTTGATGATCCTGCGGCTATGGCAAAATTTGCAAGAGATCAATTTAAACCCAGATTTATTGATTACATACAAGAATTTTGGATCAATGCTTTGTTATCATCCCCATCAACACACCTTGTTAATACTTTATCTAATACGCTGGTAGCTGGTTTAACGCCAATAGAATATTTTGGAGCATCTGTAATTGGTGCTATCTCCAGAAACCCCGATAGAATAACTTTTGGAGAATCTGGAGCAAGACTATTCGGAAGTATATATGGTGCTTTAGACGGCATCAGGGCGGCTAGAAAAGCCATTATAGATGGTGAAGCTATTGATCCGATGAGTAAATTGGAACTAGATAGGCAGAAAGTTATACCTGGGCCTATAGGCTCATTAATTAGAGCTCCTGGAACGGCCCTAGTTGCTGAAGATGCTTTCTTTAAATCTATTGGTTATCGTCAAGAAATTTGGGGACAAGCATTTAGAACGGCTCAAAAGGAAGGAAAGGGAATTAAAAGAGCGTATGAGTTAATGCGTAATCCAGAAAAATTAGATCCAAAGGTACACTTAGATGCGATTGATGCTGGTCGATACCAAACATTTACTACACCACTAGCGGAAGGAAAAATAGGTGCTGCTGGCCAATCATTGCAAAGGGTCATACAAAAAATACCATCTCTCAGATTTATTGTCCCTTTTGTAAGGACGCCAGTTAATATTGTTAGATATGCTTTTGAAAGATTCCCCGGAACAGCAATGTTTACAACTGCATACAAAAAAGCAATTAAACAGGGTGGCCGTCAGGCTGATTTAGCTAGATCAAAATTAGCAATAGGGTCTGCAGTTGCTGCCGGAGTTTATTATTATGCTGGAGCTGGTTTAATTACTGGCAGAGGGCCATCAGACTCTAGGCAAAGATCTGTGATGTTAGAAACTGGATGGCAACCCTATTCAATTAAAATAGGCGATAAATATTATTCTTATAATAGATTTGAACCTATTGGTATTTTGTTTGGGCTTACTGCTGATATATCCGACATTGGAAAATATGTAGAAAGAGGTCTTACAGAAGATGAAGAGCTTGAAATTGGACAACTAACCGCAATGGTTGCAGCATCTTTCTCAGAAAACATTACCAATAAAACATTCTTAACTGGTTTAAGTGATGCGATCGAAATGTTAAATGATCCGGATAGGTATGGCGAAGTAACGATTAGAAAATTCTTAGCTAGTTTTGTTCCAACCGCTTTGTATTATGAAAGGAAAGCAGACGATCCTATAATAAGAGACGCTCGATCATTTGGTGACTCTTTTGTTAATCGTTTCCCAGAGGTGTTTAGTGAGCTTGGTGCAAGAACATCCAAAGATTTGCCGGCCAGAAGAAATGTATTCGGAGAAATAAAAACATATAAAGATACGCTTGGTGGTAAATATTCTCCAGTCAATGTTTCGCCAATAAAAAATGATGTAGCTTTTAATGAATTTGTAAAACTTGGATATGTGCCACCGCTAGCAAAAAGACAGATCGGAGATGTTAAGTTAACTCCGGAGCAATACGAGCAACTATTGGCAATACAGCAAGATCTAGGCCTTAGGCAGCAAATAGAAGGATTTGTTCAAACGCCTGGTTATAAAGCGGTGCTAAAATCAAAAAAAATAGAAACATTAGATAGAATGTTTAGAATAAATCAAGAAAAGGCAAGAGAAATGTTACAAGCATATTACACAGAAATAGTAACAAAAGAAGCAGAGCAAACAGTAAAAGAGTTGTTAGAATAAAATGCCCCTAGCAACAGAACGAGTTGGTCGTTTTGGTGAATACCTCACAGCTGCAATCCTATCTCAAGTGTGCGACACAGTAGCAGTCGTACCACACAACGCATCTGCTGATATCGTCTTTGAGCACAACCTTAAACTTTACCGATGCCAGGTGAAGACACAATCCAAAATAGAAGAAAATCGTGGTAACTGGCGGTTTGATATGCGTAAGGGCCAACGAGTCAAGCACAGGAAATACAAGGACAACGAGATAGATTTGTTTGCTTTTGTTGCTGTAACACACCGCAACGTAGTTTTTTCCTTGCCCTTAGAACAATCTCAACTAACCATCGTAGACGAGCATATGAAAAACAACGATGCCGTCAAGAATGTCTTGGAAATTTTAGAAGGTCTTAGTTAAAGACTATCTATGTCAAACACAACTTGCTGATCCTTATCGTACTTTGCAGAGTTAATTCCTAACGAAAGGAAATACTCTGCTAATACACGAGGATCTTTCTTGTTTGACTTAGCAAAATCAATTAAAGAACGAACAATGTATTTATTAATATAAACAGCACTGTTGTTGCTTCTTTCATTTGCGACTGGGTCATCAAAATCAAGTAAGTTCATTGTTACTCCTAGACCTCTACCTCCAAAGTATGTCGGCCTATTTTGTTACCCTCTCCGTCTACACCATGCACGAGTTGTAGTTCAAGATCAATAGATTGTTTTGCTTTCAGCAAATCTGTCACTCTATCATCCTTCTTTCTGGTTATATATTTAACAACATCAGCAAGACATGGACTCAAATTGTTTGCATAAGCAAACACCTTTGGTTGTATCTTCAAACTAGTGTAATGTTGTCCACCTACCTGGTTATTGATCGCAAGCATATCGATTGCTTGATCCCATTCCTCTGGCGTTGCATTATCTATACTCATATTTACTTCTCCTTTTTTTATAAATATATTTGCATAGCTTACATCTTTAGTGTAAATTTAACAACATTCAGATACAAAAAGGGAGAATTAAGGAAATGACAGAGACACATTCTAACGCGGATAAAGTATTTATCGACACGCAAGAACTAGCTAAGAGGTGGGGTAAAAGCCCCAGAACGCTAGAGAACTGGCGTGGTAAAGATGAAGGGCCTAACTACTACAAGATAGGCGGCAAGGTTCTATACGACCTAGCGGAAATCAAAACATTAGAAAACAGCTCATACGTTTCCAATGGCTCACGCAACTCTTAGCCCCTCATCCTTCTCTCGCTGGAAGGAATGCCCCGCATCACCTAGAATGATTAAGGAGTTCGGTGGTGAATACACTGTGGGTATACCTGCGGCTACTGGTACTTTAGTCCATGAGATGTGTGAGATGCTATTAAAAGGCAGACTCAACAACATGAGCCTGGAAGAGTATTGGCTTGGTAAGGTACAGATGGTTGAGGATTTCGAGATAGAAGTTGACCAAGACATGATTGATTGTGCGAATGTGTATGTGGAATATATCAGGGCGCGTGCGGAGGCGCTGGGCGGAACGCTATTAATTGAAGAGCGCGTGTTCATGGATGAGATATCTACAGATGTCTGGGGTACAGCAGATGCCATTATTATAGGTGAGAAAGTTTTAGAGATTGTTGATCTCAAGTCTGGTAAGTGGGCAGTCGATGCACACGACAACGGACAGTTAAAAATTTATGCACTAGGTGCATTATCAAGATACAGCTCTCGTTATAAAGACGAGGACATAGAAGTTATGATGACCATCGTTCAACCAAGGGGTTGGCACAAGGATGGCATTATCCGATCAAGCTCCACTACGGCTACTAACCTAGTCAACTGGGGATTTGAAGTTTTGAAACCAGCAACCGAGGCTTGTTTTGAAGAAAACCCACAATATAACCCAAGCAAAGAAACTTGTAAGTTTTGTGATGCGAAGGCTCATTGTGATGCATATAAAAATACTTTAGGAGAGAAAAAATGACCGAAGTAAAAAATGAAGAGCTAACTTTTAGCTTTGACGATAATGGCAAAGAACACAAAGTTGAGGAGCTATCTGATGAAACCAGATTGCTATACAACAAGACTGTTCTATGCAACCAAGAAATAAACAGATTGCAACAAGACCTAGCTAGGTTGCAGTTTGAGATAGAAATTAAACAACTAGCAGCAGCTAAATACAGCGGCGAATTAAAAGACGCTGTTGAAGGTGATGAACCTAAAGTTGAGGTGGTTGAATGAGTCTAGCAGCAATACAAAAGAAAGGTAAGATCAAGCCACCACGCTTGGTAATATATGGCCCTGGTGGGATTGGTAAAACATCCTTTGCCTCAAGCATGGACAAGTGCGTTATTGTTCAATCTGAAGATGGTATCGGAAAGATTGAGTGCGATCACTTTCCAGTAGCCAAAAGCTATGATGAGTTTATGGGCAACCTTAACTCTTTATTAACAGAAGACCATGAGTTTAAAGTGGTAGCC